TAATATATCCAATTACATGATGGTGATTTTCATCGTATACAGTTACAACGATCTCTCCTGTTACTTTCCATGTTCCAACATCGTATTTTTCTAATATACTTTTTGAGAAACCTCTTTCAATAAAATATTGTGCCGGACGTTTAGTTTTTTCTAAAAAATCTTTACGCCTCATAATATTTCTATTTTCTTTTATTTCTCTTACTTTATTCTCAAAGATAAAAGAGAATCTATCACTATCAACATAATCACCTTTACCAACCCTATCTTCAACCCACCTCTTTGCTTGGTAATATTCACAATCTAATAAACCAGCAATTAAGCGAACTATTCCTTTACCTTCTAAATGGCAATTATGACTAAAACATTTCCAATAAGGAAACTCCGAAGCATAATATACACAACAAGATTCTGGACTATCACTTTTATGAATAGGACAAGGAAGCGCTACCCTATTATTATATCTAGTATATTCTACACCGATTTCTTTTAAGAAAGATTCGATGTTTTTTCCAGCTAATTGATTTAAATTCATTATTACTTTACTTCAAATTCTTTAACTTTACCAAACTTAGTTCCAAGTTCAATTAGAGTAGACGTAGGATAATCTAACTGCATGTTAATATAATCTCCTTCGTCCATTCTGCTCATAAAACGACCTTCTAAAGGAACTAACTTAACATTTCCATTCTGATGACCATCTTGAGCTATTTCTTCTGTTGTTTTTCTTCTAAATATAGACAAAGAAATGCAGTTCCACCCCAACCTGTCAGACTGTGAAATAACATCTGTTGCATCTTTTGTCATTCCATCTCTATTAATTTGAACAAAAGATAATACAGGAGAACTATACATTTTACACATGTCATGTAATGCTGCAATTTGATAACCCATAGCTTCATATTCTTTCATATCTTTTAATACATTCTGATTCATCATCTTGAAATAATCATATATGATAACATGAGGATTTGCTTTACCGTCTGAATTAATGCCGACAGTTTTATGAAGCCACCGCTTAATAATAGAGAGAATATCATTAAAGTCTTTACCAGAAACATTTTTATGAATTAAGTTCAGACCTTTAATTTTTTGTTTAGCTATATTTACTTTTTTAGCATCAACAGGATTGTGTTTATATAAACCCTTTTCAATTATTCTAGAATCAATTTGAGCTAATCTAGAAAGCATTCTTACAAGCTGTTCGTCCCAACTCATTTCAGTATCAATCATAAGTACAGGAAGATTATTAATGGCACAATGTAAAGCTATTTCTTTGCCAACAGTAGATTTACCTACTTTTAAACGACCAGCAACTAAGTGAACTCCTGGTCTTAATCCATCTCCGATAACACTATTAAAAATAGGATATTGTGTTGGGATACCTATACTTGCCCCATTTCCTGATTCTAAATGTTCAAGAAAATCATCAACATAATTACCAATAACCTCAAGATCATCTTCGTATGATAAAGCGTTTATTGTGGAACTAAGGTTCTTTTCAGGAATAGAAATAATACTATCTAACCCCTCAATACCTTTTATCTCTGATAATTGTTTATATGTCTTTTGTGAACTTTCTTGTAAACTTCTAGCCACAAACAACTTATATAAAATAGCTGCTTGATCTCTAGTATTAGAAGAGGAAATAGAGTAATTGAATAGTGCAGTGATATAATCTTTATCTTCCGGTTTATCACAAATATGAGAAGAATATGCTAAAGAAGTAGCGCAAGAATAAATAGATGGTTTATCAAGATCTACCTTTCCTTTATCTAATAACTCTTTAAGAGTAAGATAGATCATTGAGTTTTTTGTATCAGTAAATATTTCCGGTCTCAAAATGTCTACACAATCAAGATAAGCCTCTTGACCATGTTGGATAAGTCCGGCTAACAATGCCCTTTCAGAAGCAAGATTATTAAGCATATATTATTTTCCCATACCGCAATCGTTACAAAGATATTCTAAACCACCGTAAAGCCTAAATTCTTTAGAGCATCTAGTACAGGTTTTATATTTTACTTCTCTTTTTGGTGGTCTTGGTGAAACCGAGCCTATTTCAGAAATAATTTTTGTAAACTTTTTATCCGCAGCAAAAGCTTTACCATCATCAACGAATTTATTCTCAATAAAATGTGCTTGACGAGGATTAATCTTTTTTTTCTTTTCTGGTTTTTTTTCTTCTTGTTTTACTTCCACCAAAGCCATTTTATTACAATCTGGACATTTAACACGTCTCTTAATAGAGGAACATTCAAATCCACATAAACTACAACGATAATTAATCTTCATTATTTTTCCTTTTACTTAGTGCAATATCTGTTAGTGATTTTGACATATCTAATAATCTATAACTAAGGCCTTCTAATTCTTTAGCTTGCGCACCAGCTAATATAATTATTTTATTAAGAGCTAAAGCATAACTATTATCTGCTAAAACCATATCACATCGTTCTTCATACTTAGAATATTGAGTTCCATATTCTTGTGCATACTTTCCAAATATTCCACGAAGACTTTCTTTTGCCCAACGTTCGATATTCTTAAAACGATTCTCTTTCATTTGAACATAATAAGAATACTGTTTTAATTGGTACGCGAAAATATTACACTCTTGAATTGAGATTTCTTTAAGTTGTTGGTAATTAAGAGATAGAATATCTTCAATATTATTGCTAACCTTTGGTTCTGGTACTATTAGATTTTTTAATACTTCATCAAGCTTTTCAATAAACTCATCTTTTCTAGATTCCGTTAATGATTTGTTCTCGCCATTTGTTTCGTTCGTCATCTTTTAACTCAATATATGAAAAATTGTTTATTTTACACCACTCTCTTTTATTTCCATCTCTTTTTTGTGCCCTGATAAAATCAAGCCTGTCTTTGTGGAAGTGAGTAGAATAAGTATAGTGTTGTAGTCCGTGAACCTCAACTAAAATACGCAAATTAGGGATAAGAAAGTCAGCATATAGAGGATGTGTCTCGATCTTACCCTTACTGCCTGGCAAGGTTACTTCTTCATAAATAATATAAGATGGAAAAATATCTTTTAATAAACCCCTAGCTTCTTCATGTCCACTAGAACATTTTGTTCTTTTAAGATCTTTAAGTTTTAGATTATATTCTCTACCATCAAGACCTTTTACTTTCACATCAACTCCTTAATCATAGAATTAAGTTTATTATAATCATCTTTGTTTTCTGTTAGATGTTCCCAAACTTTCTTTTGGCCTTGCATTTTCTTTGGCTCATCTAAAAATGTTAGTTCGTACCAAGCTCCACCCTTCATTATAAGCCCTAAATCGCAAGCTAAATCGATTATTTCCCAAACTGAATCTATACCTGTTCCGAATCTTAAATACGATTCTGTAGAACCATTAGGCGGCCCTAAAGCCGATCTATCAACAGTCCAGTCGATTATTTGACCAATTGCCTTTCCTCCTTCTTCCCACTTCTTAAATCCCCTACCTTTTATTTTAACATTAGAAGCATGAACAATTTTAACCCCACCATCTTCATAAGATGGGGCACCAAAACCACTTGTATTAGCAATAATATGTTGAATAATAATAACTATAGTGTTTTGAATAGGTATAACATTAGCTAATTTTCTAGTAAAAGAAGCAAGTAGTTTTGGCCCTTGATTACGAGAAGTTGCACTAACATCACTATTAAACTCAGCTTCTGAACATAAAGTAGAAGAAGAATCTAATACAAGTACAGTTCCTGGTTCAGACTTAATAATTCTATCCGCAATATTAAGAACCTTTTCTCCATATAAATAATTTCCTGGTGTAGATTTAATAACAGTCATCATATCAAGATTTAAGTCTTTTATACCTGTTAAATTTCTTTTTTCTAGTCTAGACTCAATATCTAAATAATAACAGTGTCTACTACCAAATTCTTCTTTCTGGGCGTTTGCGCAAATTTGTAAAGCTAATGAACTCTTACCTAAAGATGGTTTTCCTGAAATAAGAACAATAGAACCTTCTGGAATACCACCGCTTAGCTGTATATCTAATTTTGGTGATGTGGGTATAATAGTTTTATCTCTTACAACAATATCGTTTGGATCTAAAAATACATCACCAAATTCTTTTTTCATCAACTTTTCTGTTTCTTTTTTCATAATTTCTTACCTAAGATATTTTTTCTACTAAAATTACCTTTAAAAGAAGTAACATCACTATTAATGATAGTTTCTTCTTTTTTGATATTTTTCAATTGCTCATCTATTTTTTTTTGTTGGTTTTTAATTTCAGCTACTAAATCTCTAGTTCTCAGGCTATATGCCCATTTAACAACGTTCGTTGCGTTTATTATAGCTTGAACCGAATACTTTTTCAACAACTTAGCTGCTTCGGCAACTTGATTTTTGTATTCATTAGCCCAAAAATCCCCTTTGTTGTTCCAATATTTATAGACTAGAGTATGACCCTTTCTATCAGCTTGTTTTTTAACCATCAACTCTGCAATATACTGACTTTGACTAATATAGTCTCCGGTGCTAGGAGATTTATATAGCATCTTCCCGCAAGGTTTATCTTTGCCCATTTTAACCTCAAAATAAAGCAACTAATCTTTTACAAGTTTTGTCTTGAACAATATCATATTGAAAACTTTCTACACCAAACCAGCCAAAAAACTTTTCTTCATTAATAGGGTCTTGTAAGTGATATTCACAAAACCCTTTTGGCCACATATAAGGAACAGAAACAATTAAATATTTAGACTTTTCTTTTAATTTTTTAATAAAAGGCAATATATCATTATCTTTTAAATGTTCTAGAACTTGACAACATGTTACTATCTCGTGTTTACAAACAGAAACCTCTAACCAATTTCCAATAATAACATTTGTGTTCGGATATATAACATTTAATTTTTCTTTATTTATAACTGTTCTATATTTAAATTCGCCTGTTAAAACAATATCTGTTCCTCCGCAACCAACATCCATTATAGACTCATTACAAGGTAAATTACAAATATATTCTTTTATTTTTTTATAATAATTAAGATTTTTTCTTTCTTCAGCGTATTTAGCCCAATCACTCATCTTCTTTCCTGTTTTGAAAATATTCTTTTACTAATCTATGTAATTCTGGTTTATCTGATGACCATTCTAATATACCGTCAGAATTTATAATAACGTCTTCGAAAGGTTTATAATCCATACGTTCTGCTATTTTTCCTCTAGTTTCGTATTGTCTATTATTAGATTTTCCATGATAAATATGAAAAGCATCACAATTTAGATAGGATGAAATATACCCCTTTGCTCTAACATCATTAATATAACCATGACTATAGTCATTTAAACTTTTGCTATAATTTTTATAAAAATCATAACCCGGTAAAACCGCAGAAATAAAATATTGGTCTCCACCACCTAATATATTTCTATCAAGAAGTCCTCCAGCTTGTTTCAAAAAATCTATTTCACCGATCCAAGCTCCTCCAGGATTTCCTTTAGTAAAATATGCCACTCTTCCGCAGGCATTAAAAATAACCCTTTCATACGGCCCTAAATAATATATGTCTTTAAATAATTGAATACATTTTACATTTTTTTTAATTTTATCAATAGAATTATTAATCCAGTTTGGATCAGATAACATAAAATCATGATCAATCCAAGCAAAATATTTTATATTAGGGGAGCAATCTCTTAAACAAGCATTAATAAGAGCTTCTTTTTGAAACATTACATGCTTATCTCTTGTACCATGAATAACGTTTGATCCTAATATCTCGGGCTTTTCATTATCGTAAACAAGCTCATACGTTTTTAAATAGTTTATATTTGGGCCAAGCCATTTGCACCATTCATAAAATGTATTTTTAAGCTTTATAAACAAATTACTAAATCATCTCTATTTGCATCATTACACTGTTCTATAACAGGTAAATCTCCGACTTTATAATCCATAATTACTCAAATAAAATAAGAGAAGGATCTTCTAATTCAATTTCTCTAGTAGTTTCTTCATCAAGTATAAATTCTGGAACAGAATATTTATTAATAATGATGACATTGTCCTGAACATATCCAACTAGGAAAAAATTTCTAGTAGAACCGCCAAAATAACCTCTAACCATTTTCTTAAAAAAATAACCAGATTTGTTTTCTGGTAAAGTTATTACATTATCCCTAAAACCACACCTAAAATATTTTATCTTTCTATTATTTTGTTTGCAATAATTTCCAAGTCTTTCCCAAGCACTATGACTATGATTTAAATAATCGTCTTGATAAACCTTAGTATCATCGTCCAAGACGACTTCCCATCTTGGATTATGTTCCCAAAAGTCATTATAACTTTCTGTAAAAGTAGTACAAATCATTTAATATTATGAATACAGTTATTAAGTTTAGGAGATAATCTTTTACCTTTTCTTACTGTGTCAACAACTTCTGATGCTGAATTTGTCATTACTGTTGCTCCACTTTTCTTTGCAATAACCTTTTCAAAAAGGGTTTTAGGTTTTTCTTCTTTTTGAACTATTTTATTCAAGTGGTTTTGAACAACTGATTCTGTTCTATCTAAATCATTAGCTAGTTCAGCAACTGATAAATTTTGATTTTGTTCAATATATTCTTTTTCTGTTTTTGATAAAAATCCGCGTTTCATTTTATTCCTTAATTCATTAGAGATTCTGCTTGAGAAAGTAGATATTTTTTACCTTTAAACTTTCTAAATTCTTTCATTGCGCCCATGTATTTTAAATACAGAAAAAATACATCAAGGTTTACTTTTTTATATTTCCAATCCATCTTTGTATACGATAGATCATCTGCCATTAATGGATCAAACAAAATCCCATTTTTATGTTTAATAAAATAGTACATCTTATCCTCATCAACATTTTCTACAATATAACAACAAGTTTTTTTATCATCAAGTTGTTTTTTATATTGTTTGTTAAATGTATTGTTTTTTGTTTCACAATCAACTCTTTTACCATCACATTTTAAAAATGTGTATTTAGTGATTTTATCTAGTAAATCCATATAGTTGTTACCTCATCATCAAAAGTTACGTCTTTAATACCTGACGGAAAATCCAAATATATTCTACCATGAATAGAATAAGTAAAGGATTCATCACCACAAGACGTAATACACTTAACTTTTTGTGAAATATCTACTTCTGTAGCAATAATAATTTGCCCTAAGACTTTTCCAGTTTCAGCAGAAACAACTTGTTGAGTTTTTGTTTGTACTGGATAGTCATAGATTTCTGGTAATGATTCTGTATATGTAAAATCAGCCATTTTTTCTCCTAAATAAATTTTTAAACAACTTTAAACAATACGCTAGTTTAATACAGCCTAACGCCCATAAACGAAATTTTTCTGTTTTATGCCTTTTCATCATTTTGTCTGGATCTTCTTCGAATATAATAGACAGACCAGTTAAAAAGATAAAGGGTATTGCTAATAAAATAAAAAATACATGTCCAACAAAATAGATAATTTTATACTTTAACCAGTTCATTTTCCCTCAAGAATGTATTTCTTTACTCTTTCTGCTTTCTTTTGTTTTGTTGGTTGACTTTCAATTGCCTTTTTGACAAACCTCGGTGTTTCTGGAATAGGGTCTTTAATACCAAATTCAGGAACCTTGGCATTAGGAAAAGCCTTTTCTACTTTTTCTTTCTTTTTGTTATAGACTTCTTTTTGTCTGTTAACTTCTGCTTGCTGCCTATCTTCTAAACCATATTTACCAAATTCTTTGTTATTTTTTTCTGCAAGTTGAGCAACAGTTTTTACCTCTTTAATAGCACAGTAAACACCACATAAGTCTTGGTATAACTTCATTTTGCCGCAAGAAGGACATTTCTTTTTATGTTTCTCACTTACACTCATATAAAATTCGCAAGACTCTTCACAAGCATCACAAATATAAACTCTACGAATCATTCATTACTCCAAAAATCATAACCAAACTCGTGAGGTTGTAGAGGAACTGGCTCATATTCATATATAGGTAAATCTAATTCCCTTGCTTTTTTAACAATATCTTTAGTTTCACCGCTATTTAAATCAATAGAACAAACTCCTCCATCCTTACTTTTAACATATTCTAACATACGTTCATTTCTTTGAAAACCCGCACGAAAATTATATTTTTCGTTTTTCTTTTTCCATTGATTCCATCGTTCCCTAATATCTTCTGGTTCACAATCAGAAATATCATCCCATTTAGCTGGAAACTTAACTACATTCAATCCGTTTTCTTTAGCATAAGCTTCTGCAAAACTAGCAACACCCTTTGATGTGTCTGAAACAATTTCTCTTACTTTAAAACCAATATTTTGTATAGCTAGATTAATTGTTTCAAAAACTAAATCCTTATCATTACACATCCTACTACCAATCACAATCAAACTTGACATTTATTTTCCTTTATATTAATGATTTAGATTTTACCAAGCACGACAACTCCAATATCTGGCCTTCCATTTTGGTCCAGGATTATCACAATTATGTCTAGCTCTAAAAGATTTTCTTCTAGCTGGATTATCTTTCTTGATCGACATATTTTTGTCGCCAAACCTTACTATAACAACTTTACCTTTATCATTTTTTACATATACCGCACTCTTTTTTGGTCCGTCAGGAGTACGAAACGGCTTATTCAATGTAACCTTCCTACCCTTATATTCAGCAGCTTTTACAGATTCAGGAAAAATTTCAGCTAAAGAAAGATCTTCACTATCAACTCCCCAATCTTCATAATTATTGGGAAAAATAATATTAGCTTCTGTTAAATCTTCCGTAAAACCTAAATCGGCTTCTGTTGTAATATCTAAACATTGATTAAAATAATTTTCTGCTTGATCAGTCATCTTCTAGTCTTCCTAAAATAGAGGAAATTAATGGGTTTCTTTGAATATCTTGTTTGGTTAATGTAGAAATGCCTACCCTATTTAAATTTTGTAATCTATCTATAATTTCATAGAAATCACAGTAATTTAAATCTGTTTGTTTTGTATCACCATTAATAATAATTTTGCAATTACCACCAATTCTAGTCATAAACATTTTAATTTGTTCATATGTGGCGTTTTGTGATTCGTCTAAAAGAGCAAAACAATTATCAAAGTTCATTCCTCTGCATAGCTCTAGTGGTAAAAGTTGAATTACTTCAGTAGACATTAAAAATCTAGTTTGTTCTTTACCTAAAAAGAATTCTATCTGACTAATAAGAGGAAGTAGGTAAGGAGATATTTTTTCTAAAAGAGAGCCTTTTAAATATCCTAAACCATCACCACATTGAACCATAGGTCTAGTAAGAATAATTTTATCAATATCACCGCGAGATAAATATTGACAAGCGATTCCAGCAGCTATAAATGTTTTACCTGTACCAGAAGGTCCATGACAAATAGTAATGTCATTCTCTACAATATTTCTAATATATTCTTTTTGATTATCTGTTTTCGAGGATAGACTATTTACGAGTCTAATTTTGTTACTAACACCATTACTGTCCCATGCTTTTTTTGACATAATCACCTTATAAAATTAAGTGCCTGAACTACCAAATCCACGATCATTTCTTTCCGTTTCTTCTAGTCCTTCCACTTCTTCTGGTTCAAAATGAACAAGAGGAACTAATACCATCTGACAAATCCTATCACCAGTCTTTACATAAAAAGGTTTCTTAGAAGAATTATAAACAACAGCCTTAATAAGGCCTGTATAACCGTTGTCAATAACCCCCCCATGAATATGGATACCTTTACTGGCAAGACCAGATCTTTCTTTTAAGAAAGCTCCATATTTTTTAGGAAATCCAACCTTAACACCAAGATCAACCAATATTGTTTGTCCTGGCTCGATACAAAGCATTTTATTACCTTCATTATCTGTATGATATTGTTCTTGTTCTGTAACAACAGCATACATATCATAACCCAAATCTTCTTTAGTTTTTGTTGGAACAACAGATTCTGGATAAATTTTTACAACTTTCATTTTTTTCCTTAAATTCTATGATCAAGAGGATAATAATTACCTAAGATATTAGCAATAGTATTTCTTGAGTGAAATATAACTTCTAAAAACTTCTTATCACTAATGTCAATACCTCGGTTTGAATTAATTTTTAAATACCATAAATTTTCATCATTTGATGCTATATAAGCTATGACAGATTCTTTAACACCTTCTGTTTCAAATACATTCCTCAAATTATTTTGTGGTAATTCATTGATAATAATTCTTGTAACATTGTTTGGAGAATACACAGAAGAAATAATTCTCTCTAATAAAGGAACGTCAGCCATTTGTTTTTGATATTTATCAATAATAGATTGAATACCTTTATTCTTTGCTTCTTCAATAATAGAAAAGAACTTAACCTTTGCTGGTTGGATTTTAGCTCCACCGTTAGTTAGGCAACAAAACATCACCTTATCAATATAGTCTTCATCAACGAGTTTATCAAGCTCTTTGTAGATTTTTATGTCATCTTGAAGGGCTTTTAGGGTTCTTTCTGTTTTTTTTGTATTAAGAAAAATATATAATCTGGATAATAACCATTCCAGAAACGGATTTAACACCTTGAGCATAATTGACACACCTTTAAAAAATGAGGAAGGGAGAACATTCCTTTCATTAAATTAACGTCTTTATGTAACCATTGGACGTTTCCTTTAATATAGCCCTTATTAGAGTCTATCCTATCTAAAGAGGCATTACACCCTAAGACGATATCTACACCACTGATAGCGCACTTTCCTTCCTGATCTTGAAAAAGTTTTATTATGTAACTTTTCGTTATATCTATTTTTACTGGTTTCCTTCCTGATTTTTCACCTGTTGAAGAGCGTTGAATTTCTTTCCAAACAGCATTAATATTGTTTGGTTTACAACGACACTTCTTATCTTTTATTTTTGCATCAAGAACATCGTGTTCCAAACCACATAATAAACATTTATATCTGCTTACAACACCATTTCTTGATGATTTTACTTCGTGTTGTTTTTCTAACATTAGATTATTTCACAACCATTTGGTCCAGAGCAAGCCACTTCGCCAGAAAAATTCGTATTATCTTGTTCTTCAACCATAGTAGAGTAATCTACTTCTTTGTATTCACGCTGTAAATCTGACCACATTTTCCAATTATAAACATCTTTTAATAGATACGTCGTTTTCTTTACGTCTCCATCCATATATTTATTAGCAAACTTATTTACAGAAACCACGAAATATAATTGTTTTTGTAAATTATCAATATTATGTTTTTCTGTTATTTCAGATTTTATCTGTGATATATAATTAGTTACAAGTTCTAGATTTTCATCATAATCAAATCCTATCCCCATAGCAGCATCGCAAGCAACCCAAAGATTATTATTAAATGCTACTAAAGCCCTTTCAATTAATCCAGAAGCTAATATAGAACCATTACCATATTCTTGTGCTATTTGAGAGGGTAAATAAACAGCAGTAAATGGTGCTTGAGGATAATCTTTGTCTCCACTACTACTCAATAGAGAAATACCGGCTAAATACTTTTGGTTCTTAAAAATATATTCTGAAACCTCATCCCATTCTTCTGACTTAACATTAATAGTATTACTTACCGTATGGCTTGTCCCAGGCAAAACACACAAGTCTTTATTAATACCTTCATTAACCCAATTTATTTGTAATGTTTTTACTACATCTAGTAAATCAATAGCTGTCATATCGTTTTTACTTCTGGCACTACTTGAAGTTTCACAAGCAAAACCAATTACATAATCTGTATCATTTGCTGACCATACTGATTTTTCTGCTGCAACAGGATTATTCTCATAAAAAAACTTAAATATATTTTCATTTCTATTAGCCTGAACTCTACGAATATATCTCTTATAATGATGTGGATGCATTCCCGAGCTAGTTCCTAATATACAACTTGTGGTTCCTTCTGGCTTAATTGTACAAGCTCTAGCACATTGATTAATATTTATTTTTTCTGCTAACATTTTATTAGCTTCAATAACAGTTCTAGCACCTTTCTTTAGTAGAGAGGGTTGTAAGATTAATTCTGGATTATCCATAATACCAGTCATTGAAACGCCAAGTAAAGCTTCTCTCTTGATAATTTCCTCTGTTACTTTACCCATATATGGAGCAGAATTTAATCCAGCTTGCAATGTTCCAATATATGCTGCAGCCTTACAACTTTCAACAAAATCATCTTCATTTTTTACCTTTTTACAATTAATCGTAGTCAAATTACATGGTTGAAACCCGGTCTTTAATCCAACTTCTTCTGGTTGACATGAAAAACCAAACTTAATCTTATCTTCAGATAATGCCTTTTGATATTTTTCTTCATCGACAACTAAATAGGGAAAATGTAGAATTTCATGGCAAGGGTTGGCACCCGTTTCTGCACTATCAGCAATAGATAATCCAGGCTCACCATATTCTTTAGTATATTTAAAAAATTCTTGATATTCTTTCTTTCCAAAATTACCACGAATCAATCTAACACTATTATTACTTCTTGCTCTTTGTGGATTATCATAAAACCAATTACCCGTCTTGCACATTAACATTTCTTCATCATCTGGAGAAAATAAAGATAGTAATGCAGATCGTCTTACTCCACCAGCCAAAACAGCATCAGAAGCAATACATACAACATCATGTGCATCAATCGGTCTAAAAATACCGTTCTCTAAACAAATATCTAACTTTGCCTTGATCTTACTTAATGCTTTAGATAGTGGTTTTGGTCCTGGTGCTTTCCCAGTAATTCCCCTAATAGAACTTCCTTCTGGTCGAATATTAGTTAGATCAAAATCAATTCTACAACCAGTATATTCTGGAAACACAGAATCTTGATCAAAATAACTTGATACTAAAACCCCAATACAGTCTGCCCAACCTTCGATACTATCTTCTGGAACAAATAATTTTTCTTGTTTTTGTTTTGAAGAGATTAAATTAGGCATTCTAGCAATATGATGTTTCTGTACGCTATATCCTACCCCACCACCACACATCAATAAATACATTGCTTCTTGAAAGAAAGAAACCCTATCAATATGAGAATATTGACAATTAAAGTTTCTCATTTCATGCTTGAGTCCTGGTAATCCGCCAAATTGCATTGTTCTTTGTGAACCTAGAACCTTTTTTTGTTTTACTAAACCATAAGCCCATTCAATTTCTTCTGTAACATCATAATGCGAATATTTGAATAACATCATGTTTTTAACACGATCTACAGCCTCATTCCAAGTTTCTCGCCTTTTCTTTTCTGGAATGTAATTAGCATATTTAGCCGTAAACGTATAATCCTGCAAAGCCTTAATTGTCATTTATGTAAAATCTTTAAAAATTTGAGTAATACTTGTGAAAAGGGGATGATAAACCTGAATATTACGTTTGAGGATTAAATTGATTATTGGTTTATTATAAACTTTTAATTCAGGTGTCCGAAGACTATAGCTAGGCGTACCCCATTTTGTTTTTAAAAACCCTTTAAAGTCTAGCTATTTATAATTACACTTTCAGCTATTTGTAATTTTTCCTCCAGGAGAATAAACTACAATCTACATCTATAATTTTAATACCTGTTTTTTCAATTATTTTGTTGATAATTTTTGTTGTTTCGGAGTTTATACCACCATGTAATAAATCACCTTGATAAATAGTATGAACTCCAAACTGCCATAATTCTCTCACGCAATTAAAACAAGATTTACCATTAATATAAGCTATGGCACCACCAATATAATGAGGAACAACACAACAATTATGCATCGCATTACATTCAGCGTGACTAATATATGAATATTTTGAATCTGACATTCCTACACCAGAACCTCTTACAACAGGAAAATCATTATCACTATCTCTTAGAAACCCATTATATCCAACACCAATAATTCTTCCTCTATTATCTGTTAGAACGGAACCAATTTTTGTATTTGGATCTGGAGAGTTTTTTGCAACCACGAAACACATTTCCATGTAATTTTCTAATTTCTTATTCATACAAATTCAAACCCTACATCTTGATGACAGCCAATAATAGGAGAATCAAATATATACTTCAGCCTTTTACCACTCAAGTATTTTTCATTCATTTCTTCTAACGACATATTTCTTCTATTAACGCCTGTAAGTTGACTGATATTATTTAAAGGTATGTTGACCGCGACACTTTCTTTTAATGAGAACAGTGTTGTAATATTACTATTAAACTTTTGTAAGATTCCTTCAAGTTCATTTGTGGTTTTAAACCTAATTTGCTTAAGAATAGGTAAAATATAATCTGTACTATATAAATGCATATCTAAAGCGTGTGGATAACCATAATTGGTCCACATATATTTTTTTGGATTCCAGTAAAGAAATTCTTCATCTGTTTTATCAGGAATTAAAGGTGGTTGTAATGTTCCTGCTAAATGATCTTGGATAACTGTATTATAACCTAACCTAAAAGAAAATACAGTGTTGTTGTCTAGTTTATCTTTGATTGTTTGAAGATTTTTTACGGGGCCAAACAAAACAGTATCATCAGTAGTATAACAAATACTTTTTCCTTGTTCTGATAATCTGATTGTGTCCTCGTAAAAGTCGTTCTCACGCACGAAATTCACGAAGGGGTGTTCTTTCTTGCATATGTCGTAAGCATCGTCAAAATGGAAATCTGATGCCTTATACAAGACATTTACGGTTGATGGAACATATTTTCTTAAACTTGTTAAGAGAGCGTCTAATTGGCAGGCTCGGTTAAAACTCCAAACTAATATATTAATCATTTTATCCTTTTATAAATCTAAAAAAATAGCCGACCAATTTCTTGATCGGCTACTCAAAATTAAAATAAAATTAAGTTGTAATAGTATCAGGAACTTTAACAACAACTACAGATCGACGACGTAAAGCTTCACGAGAAATTTTTCTAGCTCTTTCAGCTCCCGGTCGAACCAAACGTCTTACTGGTCCACCTAACCCCTTCTTAACAGCAATTTTGTAAAAATTATGTGAACTCAATTCACCATTTACAAATCGAACCAAATCACTCTTCATTGCATTAACAATCATATCCCATTCAACAGTCTTCATAAAAACATCTCCAAAAAATAAAAGAACAAAACTACTTACGTGAATTAAACAAACTATTCAAGTTACCCTTATTACTAGAAAAAGGAATAAATTGAGAGTTACCATCAATCGTTTTTCGTGTGTATCCACTAACCTTCCCTTGATAAGTATAACCGCCGAACGAATTTTTTCGACTGAAAGTAGAAAGTTTTCCGTTTTCTGTGTAATTAAATCCGCCGAACACGTTTTTACGAATCTGAACATTTTGTCCAAATCCAGAAACAGGAAAAAGTAACATAAACACTAATACTAAACTACGCATTTTTAATCTCCTCTACAATAAATATATTTTTTTCGTACTGACCTTTAACCACTACTCTATCTAAACTCATCATCTTTGCTACATGTTTATTTGGTAGTTTAGAGAAATTAGCAGAAATTCTAT